AGAATTACAAGAAGCTAGATTACAACAAGAAGGTCAAATAGCTGGTGCTAAAATAGGACAGCAAGTTGCTAGTGATTTGCTATCAAAAGAATCTGAAAAAGAAAAACAATCAATCGAAGATTTTAAAACAGGTGTTGACATTGCCAAGGATATGATTAAAGATAGCGATTAGTATGTCAAATGAAATCACTGAGCTATCACTTTCAGAACATCTGAAGTTAAAGTATCGTAGTTTGATGAATGAACACGCTGATCATATTGCTACAGGAGCTTGTAAAAACTTTCCTGACTATCAAAAAATGGTTGGCATTATCGAGGGAATTGCCCTTGCAGAACGAGAACTACTAGATTATGTTGAAAGGGTTCTCAAACAATAGGAACTCGACTCCTAAAGTCGTGCATAAAATATGAGTAAAAAAGAAAAAGTAAACATTCCAGAACCTGAAAGTGTTGAAACTCCTATCGTTGAAGAAGATGTAAAAAGTCAACTTCCTGAACCTAAAGGTTGGAAGATTCTTATAGCGATGCCTAAAGTTGAAGAAAAGACTGATGGCGGTATTATTAAAGCAAATACTACTGTAAGAGATGAAGAAATAAGTAATATCTGTGGTTTTGTTCTTAAACTAGGAACTGAATGTTATAACGACTCAAAAAGATTCCCAAGTGGACCTTGGTGCAAACAAGGTGATTGGGTAGTATTTCGTGCTTACTCAGGAACTCGCATGAAAATGTATGGACAAGAATTTCGTTTAATTAATGATGACACTGTAGAAGCAGTGGTCGATGATCCAACAGGAGTAGTAAGAGCATGAGTAAAACAGAAATAATTAATGAAGAACCTAATTTTGATGAACCAGCAGTTCAAACAAAAGAAGATCAATTCTTTGGCAAACAAACTGAAATAGATCATAAAATACCAGATGATCTAGAAGTAACCATTGTTGACGATACTCCTGCACAAGATCAAGGCAAAAAACCTAGAGCAGAAGATGCACCAGTAGAAGTTGATGACGATGCTGTAGACAAAGAAATAGCTGACTACAGTAAAAGAGCTGCAGATCGTATATCTAAAATCAAATACGAGTATCACGAAGAACGCAGAGCCAAAGAAGCAGCAACAAGAGAATCTAAAGAAGCTGTACAAAGATTACAAACTTTGATGTCTGAAAATAAAAGACTTCAAGCTATGGTTGAGCAAGGCGGAGAAGTTCTAAATAAACAAGCACATAACAATGCTTTGTGGGCAAAACAAAATGCTCAAGTAGAATTTAAGAAAGCCTATGATGAAGGCGATGCTGATGCCATGACTAAAGCACAAGAGATGATAGCTAAAGCTACTCTTGCAGAACAGCAGTCTATGAATATGGCACAGAATGTTCAAGCAGAAATTGTAAAAAAATTACCTGCAGAACAACCAGTAGAACAAACACAAGAGCTAGACCCTGATATGAAAGCATGGTCAGCTAAAAATCCTTGGTTTATGAGCACAGTAGATGAACATAAAGAAATGACTTCATATGCTTTAACCATTGATCAAAGACTTCGCAATCAGGGAATACTTCCTGAAGAAGATGCACAAAAATATTACGCAGAAGTAGATAAATATATGCGTAATGAATATCCAAGTTTCTTTGGTGTTCAAGTAGAACAGACTGCAGATGTAGTCCACGAAACTAATACACCAAAACGACAACCTTCAACAGTTGTTGCATCCGCCACTAGGGATAGCGGAAATAAAAAACCCTCGCAAATCCGTTTGACTCAGACACAAGTTCGTTTAGCACGACAACTTGGAATTAGTCCTGAGCAATACGCAAACCAATTATTAAAGGAGATTTAATATGTCAGATGAAAAAACTAAAAATCAATCAGAAGAAGTTAAGGCTGACTCTCCTGAAACTGAAGCAGAAATGCAAGAAAATAATAACGAACAAGTGCGTACTCCGAGGAGTGTAGAAAGTCGAGAAATCGACTCAAGACCAATGAGTTGGGATAATATAGGTAATCTTCCAGAACCTGATCCGCAAGACGGATGGGTATTTAGATGGGTAAGAACTGCTCTTTTAGGGCAAACTGACAATCCAAATGTTTCTAGAAGAATGAGGGAAGGGTGGCAACCAGTCCGACTTGAAGATCATCCAGAGCTTCAAATACATATGATGGATCACAATTCAGAATGGGCAAAAAAAGGTCATGTTGAAATAGGCGGACAATTATTATGCAAAATGCCGAAAGAAAGAGCAGATGCTAGAAATAAACACTTTAGTGATTTAGCTCAATCTCAGTCAGAAACTGTAGATAATGCTTATTTTAAAGACCAAGATAATCGAATGGCGACCAAACAAGTGTTTGAACGCAAATCGAGGACAACTTTTGGGAAAGATTCTTAGAATCTTTTGTAATTTTATTTTAACAAGGAGACAATTATGTCAACTACAGCCGCTCCATATGGAGCAAGACCTGTAGGTACTGTTGTTGGAAGCCCTTACCAAGGAAAAATTACCCATTATAAAATCAAAAATGCATATGGAACTTCTATATTTTATGGCGATTTTGTGAAATGGGGTGATGATAATCCTAATACCACTATCCAAAAAGATACTGGTACTACAGCTTGTACACCAATAGGTGTATTTCTTGGTTGTGCTTACACTGACCCTACCACAAGTCAATTCACACCAAATCAATATTTCCCAGCATCAACTGCTGCGGATGATATTGTTGCGTATGTTGCTACCGATCCTTTTATTATCATGCAAATGCAAGGCGATGAAACTCTTGGTCAAGATGACTTGGGCAAGAATTGTGCAGTCGTGCAAACTGCTGGTAGTACAACTATCGGAAATAGTAAAAACGCAGTCGATGGGAGCACAGCAGCTACCACCAACACACTACCTGTAAAGATTATCGATTTTGTCGATGGTCCTGATAGTGCTATAGGTGATACTTATACTGATGTGCTAGTAATGTTTAATGTAGGGCATCAAATGCTCAACACCACTGGCATAGGCTAAGGAGTAAATAATGGCAGCTATATCAAGAGCTAATGAGCTCAAGCAACTGTTACCTGGACTTAACGCCCTATTTGGTGAAGAGTATGGTAACTACGAAAACGAGCACGAAGAAATTTATGTTTCAGAAAATTCCGAGAGATCATTTGAGGAAGAACTAAAACTATCTGGATTCGGTGCAGCACCAGTAAAAGATGAGGGAGCAACCATTAGTTGGGACACTGCTCAAGAATCTTTTGTGGCTCGTTACACACACGAAACTATTGCAATGGGATTTGCAGTTACTGAAGAGGCTATGGAAGATAATCTATATGTTTCTTTAAGTGCTAGATATACCAAAGCATTGGCTCGTGCAATGGCTTACACAAAACAAGTGAAAGGAGCTTATCCATTAAATAATGGATTTGATACTACTTTCTCTTCAGGTGATGGTGTTGCATTATTCAGCACATCTCACCCACTTGTAAGTGGCGGAACTAACAGCAATAGACCTTCTACAGGAGCTGACTTGAATGAAACATCGTTAGAAAATGCGATCATTCAAATTGGCAAATGGACTGATGAAAGAGGTCTTAAAATTGCTTCACGAACTAAAAAACTAATAGTACCTACTGATCTTCAGTTTGTTGCTACTAGACTTTTACAGAGTGACTATAGAGTTGGCACTGCTGACAATGACATCAACGCTATCAAAACTAATGGAGTAATTCCAGAAGGTTATTCAGTTAATCATTATTTAACTGATACTAATGCTTTCTTTATTACTACTGATGTTCCAGATGGCATGAAGCATTTTGTCAGAGCACCTATGACAACATCTATGGATGGTGATTTTGAAACTGGTAATGTTAGATACAAAGCTAGAGAAAGATATTCCTTTGGAGTATCTGATCCACTTGGTATCTTTGGTTCACCAGGTAGTTCGTAAGAACATTTAAGGGGGAGCTTATGTTCCCCCTTTTTTTATTCTAGGGAATTTTTTTAATTTATCTATTGACTGCCCTAGCAGACTTGCCAAGACAATAGATTCTTTTCCTTTAGGAGGAAAATATGGCGAATACAACATTTAATGGACCAGTTAGGTCCGAAAATGGTTTTAAAACTATTGATATTAATTCAACTACTGGTGCAATTACCAATGGTTTAGTAGTTAATGCAGATGGTAATATTTTTACTGATGATGGCGGGCATATTCAATATGTTGCAGCAACAGGATATGGACCTGCAGATTTAATTGTAGG